CTTTTGACAGATTACAAGGACAGTATGACCAAATCATAGGTCTTATGGCTTCAATGGCAAAGATTAATGTGATGTCAATAATAGCTATGGAAGATGCAGTCTTTACAGAAACAAACATATCTGGTGAAATAGAATCAGGACAATATCGTAAAGGTAGATTCGCTGTTAACTATTTAGCTCCAGGTACACAAGTATCTAAACCTGCATCAAATGTTCCTTATCAAATTTTTCAACAAATAGATAGAATAGAAAGACAACTTCGTGTTGGTGGTTCTTATCCAATAACAGATGATTCACAGTCTCCACTTAGCTTCGCAACTGGTAGAGGATTAGAAGAACTAGGTGCTTCTATGTCACTTATGATTAGAGAGTATCACACAGTTATGGCTGATGCTATAGAGATGATTGATGCTAAGAGATTAGAGTGGGACCAAAAAATGTATGGTGGTCAAACTAAAGCATTATCAGGTTATATGGATAATACTTTTTATTCTGAAACTTACGAACCAACAAAAGATATAGCAGATAGTTTTAAGACACGCAGAGTGTATGGTGCTATGGCTGGATATGATGAACCACAGAAGATTGTAACAGGGCTGCAATTACTTCAAGCTGGAATTATTGATAGACAAACACTACAAGAAAACTTAGATGGTTTAGATAACTTAGTTAGAGTAAACGATAGAATTACAAAAGAAAAAGCTGATAGTGTATTATTTGATACATTACTAGCACAAGCCCAACAGGGTGACCCTAAAGCAACTATGGCTGTTGTGCAGATAAGAAAAAATCCAGATGATATGCAAAATATTTTGGATAAATTCTTTACTGCAGAAGAACCAGAAATACCAGTCGCTGAACAACAATTGCTTGGAGGAGGTGCCTTACCACCACAGGGTCCTCCACCAGGCATACAACAGTTCTTACAAGGGATTGGTGGATAATGTCTATAAATAAAGAATTTGCAGATATAGTACACAACTCACTTGGTGACATTGATGAAAAGGGTGATGCTATTATATTTCAAGCTAAAGATGAAGGTAAAGTATTTTATGACCAAATGCCTCCATTAGCTTTTCCTTTTGGTTACATGATTATAAGTTCTACATTTATGTTTTATGATGATGAGGAGAATCAAGATGGCTACGAGGAGTAATTCTAACAAAGGTGTTACAGATAGAAATACTAATGTACCACCACCAGCTAGAAACTTTAATGACAATACACAAGCTGTTAGAAGAATACCTGGTGTGGATTATGGAGAACAACAAGCATTAACAGAACAGCAGAAAGCTGCTCCTTTACCAAAAGAAGAAACACCTAAAGTACCTGCTAGAAGATTTAGCCCTGTAGAAGTATTCGCACAAACACAAGTGCCAGAACAACCTATAACAGATGGTGCAGCACTAGGACCTGGTAGGACAGGAGTGACATTAACACCACAAGAAAAAGGTGATTTGTATGCTATTGCATTAGCAGAATTATTCCCTACTTCAGATACTGTTTCTTTGGCTAATGATGGACTAACTGTACTTGAAAACAGATAATGGTTTATCAATATACACTTGGAGATGACTTCAAAAGTAACTCTGAAAAAAAACAGTTACAAAAACAAACTATAGAAGATTACAAAAACTTTAGCTTAAACGCAGATAAAAAGAATAGGGCTATGACAATTAAATATACCTATCCTTTTTTATCTACTGGTGTTATAAATTCTTTAGTACAAACAGGTGCAAACAATGACCAAATTAAACAAGCAGCAGTTGAGCAAATACAAATAAATGCTGCTAAGAATAAAAACTTTACAAAAACACCACCTGAATATGCAGACATAATAAAAAATGAAGAAGATGAAAATGGTTTTTTTGGTGGTGTAAAAAGAAGTATTAGATTTGCTTTTGATGTTTGGAATCACACACAGGAACAGGTAATACTTAGAGGTCAAAGAGGTAGAATATTATTTACAAAAGAAGTAGAAGAAGATTTACAAAAACAAGGTTTGACTTCTAAAGAAGCACAAAGAGTTGCTGGAATATTTACAAGTAACTTGTTACCTTTTCCTGCAGCATCTACAGAAAGAAAAGCTATAGCTAATGGTTTAGGTAGATTAATTGCAAGAAAAGATTTTGGTATATCTGAAAACTTTATTGGTGAAGTAGGAGCAAAAAAGATTGCAGGTTACTACGAAACAGCAGGACCATCATCACTAGAGTACACACTTAGAAAAGTATCAGAAGAAGCAGCCTTAAATCCTGATGACTATATAAAAAACATACCTAAAGCATTTGGTAGATTAGGTGTTGGTGGTGTTGTTGATAAGTATGATGAACTTACTGGTACAGGTTTTATACCTGCTGGAGAAGCAGAAGAAATAACATCAGAAATTAAAGAGGCTAATAAGTATAACGATAGAAGTATAACTACTGGTAGATACATAGAAAACCAATTAGGAATACAAGGAGATGAAGGTTTTAATATTGTATCAGGTACTATTGATGCAGCTATCCTTATACTTACTGACCCAGCAGCACTTATTGGAAAAACTGCAAAAGCTATAAAAGCAGCTAAAACTGGTATTCCATCACAAAATATAAAACAAGCTAGAAGAATACAAGAAAGAATAAAAGATGCAGTAAAAAAAGGAAATATATCTGATGCTAAAACTTTAGCAAATGATTTTATAAATCAAGATATGGGTAAAGATGTAGCAAATATTATATTAGAAGATAAAAGCCCAGATAAGTTTATTAAGTTATTAGATGCTAATAAAGACCCTGCTTACGCTCTTAAATTATTTGATGCAGAAAGTACAGATGATGTTATCAATGCTGCTAGTGATGCAATACTTAATGGAACAAGTTGGAAAGTTCCAACAATCAATAGAACTAAAATTATACCTGACTGGCTTAATGATTATACATACAAAACATTTGGACAAAAAAGAGCAGCAGCTAAAGCTGATGACCCTCTTAGCAAAATAGGAAGATATATACCAGAAAACGAGGTCAACTTACAAGATTGGCAACAAACAGTAAATACACTTATAAGCCATGGAACTGTTGGTAAGTTACCAAGAAAAGACCTTAATGATATAGCAGTAAGAGTTACAAGAGCATTAGTAGATGAAGATTATCGTAAAGCACAAGACATACTTGCTGATGATTATTATGGAAAGCTAATAGAAAAATTAGCTGATAAACCTGAAACAGTATCTTCATTTAAAGCACATCAAAACAAAATGCGTGGATTTAGAGATAATAATGTTTTGTATAGTATTGACCAACAAGCATACAAAGCAGGAGAAGGACTTAAACCTATAACTACTGGTATGCAGAAATCTACAAAAGTTGGAGATACAACATTAAATTTACAAACACCATTTCCTGACCAAGTTATGGATAGAACATTTTACTTTACTGACCATAGAGATTTGCGTAGAGCAGTTAAAAATGTAGATGGTATAGTTGCTAAGTCTTTTGCTAAAGTAGCAGATAATTTTAATCCTGATACACCACTTGGTAAGTTTTTTGCACAAGCAGATGTTACAGCTAAAGATGTACTAGGTAAAGCATCTGATGCTTACAGCGATAAAATTATAGATAAAGTATGGACATTTCAAAGAGCTTGGTCAACAGCAAACTTACCTTTTAGGCTTGCATATCCACTAAGACTTGTATTAGAAGGGCAACCTCGTATGGCTGCCTTTGGATTAGATTCAGTTGTTAATAATCCTAAATCATATTTTGAATATTTAACAATTTTAGATGAAGATGTTTTAGGCAATAAGTTTGTACAAAACGCTTGGAGTAAAAATAATAGACAGCTACAACAACAATTAGACAAAGCAGTAGGTAATGCAGCAGGTAAACATTTTGGTCCTAAAGCTATCAGAGGATTTGTGAAAGAAAACTTTTCTGAATTTACATTAGGTGATGGAGAACTAGATAATTTAGATAAAGTCAAAAGATTTGCAGAGGGTATAAGAATACAATTAGCTGGTATATGGAGAGAAGATATTGCTCAAAACATTGCTGACTACACAGTGAACGCAAAATCATTAGATGAACTTGCAGAAAGAATGTGGAATGGTGACCTAAAAGATGTAAGACTTAATTATGAAAAAGCATTAGATAGAGTAGAAAGACCTACAAGCATAGAAGGTGTAAAACAATTTATTAATGGCTACAAACAAAGAATAAATGAATTAACTGGTGGTGATATAAAGTTATTAGAATCTATTGCTACAGGTAAATATAAAGGCATAGATGTAAGAAGTTGGGATAGAAGAAAAACAGATAATGTAAAAGTTATTATGAATGGCATAGAAAATATGCTTAAAACTTCTAGGAACAGACCTTTTGCTATACCAGCACCAGATGATTTAATTAATGCAGAAACATTTAAAAAATATAAAAAAACACAGCGTGATGATACACCATTTTCTTCATTGTGGTTTATGGCAGGTGCTATTGAAGCAAATATAAACAGAATACCTGCATACAAACAATTATATTTTAGAAGTGTTGCTGATGATTTAATACAAGCAGATGACAAAGCCTTAAAAACATTATTGCAGAGAATAGATAAGTTACCTAAAACAATAAAGAAAGAGCTTACAGAACTATATCCAGATATTGAAAAACTAGGTTCTAAGATAAACAAAAACAATTTACAAAAATTATCTTTAGAACAAATAGATTCAAGAGCACAGTTATTTGCTTTAGAAGAACACAACAGAATATTATATAACCTATCGCAAAAAGGTTTAGTCGCTGATGGTTTACGATTTGTATTTCCATTCTTTGAAGCATACAAAGAGGTTTTAACATCTTGGGGTAAAGCATTAGCAATAAATCCTAAGTATGCACACAGAGCAGAAATGGCTATAACTGCTGGTAGAAGAAGTGGGATTATATACAAAGACCCATTATCAGATGAAGATATGATGTCTTTTCCACTTCCTGATTTTTTAGCTAACAGGTTGTTAGGTGGTAATGAAGGAGAAAAACTAAGAGCAGATGTACAGATACCTTTAAGTGGTTTAAATTTAATATCTGTTTCATTGTTACCTGGTATTGGACCAGTTTATGCAGTTCCTATAGGAGCTGCTAGTAAACAAGTTAGAGATACTATAGGTAGAGATATGTATAGAACTATTTTTCCTTTTGGTACACCTATTGAAGAAGTAGCAGATTTGAGCAACCCTACTTGGTTTGCAGAAGTAATAATGCCAAGTTACTCAAAATCAGCTATAGCATCTTTAAATGTAACAGAAGAAAGTCCAGAAAGTTTTATATCAGACGATGCTGTTGCTTCAAGACTTGGTGATAGTACAAAAGTCATAGGGTTATCAAAAATAAGACCAATGCAAAATAAAGAAGATTTAGCTGCTTTTGATGATGAAGTTATACAAAATACAAAGTTTAGATTAATGCTAGAAGCAGCATTAAAGTTTATGTTACCTGCACCTCCAAGAATATTATTTAGTGTTGAATTAGATAAAGAAAATGCGTTGCAACTATTAGAAGCAGTAGTTGGAGAAGCAGATTTAGGAAAAATATCTGTAGAAGAAAGAAAAACAATGGTTTCTTTTGGTGTTCTTACTGCTTTTTATTCTCAATTAAAACAGGAGTATCAAGAAAAATATGGCATAGAAGAAGGCGAGGAAGTTGCTTGGCTAGTATTTAACAGAATGATTGGTACTGACAAATCAGGACAATACAACATCTTTGGTAATGCTTTGCTTAAAAAAGGTAAATATCAACAAACAGAAGGTAAACAAGCTAGGTTTGAAAATGAAGTTAAGTTTAAAGATGAAAATAAAGAATTACTTTCTAAATATCCATTAACTGGTATATACCTCACACCTGAAATAGATGATGAAGGTGACTTAGATTATACAGCATTTTTTGAATCTTTAGAAAATGATTCTATAGAAGCTATTGACCCATTGATATTTGCTATAGAAGCACAAGAGTTTTTGTACTCTATGACTACAGATGTACAACTAAAACAACTTAGAGGCGATAATTCTGTTGAAGCAAGAAAACTTAAAAGACAAATCAAGAATGATGCAGCAGAAATGTTCCCATTAGGTGTACCTGGTGACAAAGGTATAAACTTTGATGTTGTTGCAGATAGAGAAGTTAGACCTAAAAAACCATCTGATTTTACTGCAAAAATAAATGAGCTTAAAGAAATGGCTATGGATAAGTCACTAGTAGATGTATCTGACCAATGGACAGCTATAAATAACTATATGGCACTTAGAGAGTTAGCTATTACTAAGATTGCTGATAGCGAAGATTATGTATATCCAGATGATATGATACTTTTAGAAAGAAAGCTGAAGACAGGAACTACAGATTTAAACCAAGTAATGAGAGAACAGCTAAGAAGTGCTGCACAGGAGATAGGACAACAATACCCAGAATTTCTTGTTTTGTATGATGAACTGTTGAAATATGAGATACAATTCAATAAGGAAGATTAATTATGGAAGAAAACGAAAATAAAGATAAAGAGATAATATTTGAAGAAGCAGAAGATTTGCTTAACGATAATGAAAGTTTATTAAACTCTAAACCTTTAATAGAAGCACTTGACCCAGAAGGTAATATTATTCCTCGTGCTAATCTTATTGCAGGATATACACCAACACCTACAGATAAAACACTAACTCCCTATGGTATGTCTAAATATATGCAAGTTGGCAACACGCAAGAATCTACTTATGATTTTTTCTTAAATAATTTTGGTATTTCTTTATATATGCCTGGTGATGACACAGAAGAATTAAATAAATTAAAAACTAGAAAAGAAATAGAAACACTACAAACACAATTAGAAGATGCTGGTAAATTAAAAGATGGAAGTTATACCAAAGGATTTGTTGATAAATCTACAAGATTAGCATTTCAAGGATTACTAGAAGATGCTAACTCTGCTGGTAAAAGTTGGAAAGAAGCACTTGAATATATATTAACTAATCCTAAATACGATACATCAGATTTACCTGACAAGTTAGAACTAGATTATGCAGACCTTACAAATCAAGTATTAAATACAGTTAAGTCTGTTGTTGGTAGAGCACCTACAGACAATGAGCTAGAAATACTTACAGGAATACTTGCTAACTTTAAACAAGAACAGTTTGAAGGTGAGCTAACAAATGCAGAGATTGCAGCACAACCTGCATATAAAGAATTAATATTTGAAGGCAGACCTACAGGTGTATTACAAAAAACAGAACTAGAAGGTTTTGTTACACCAAGTAATGCTGAAGCAAAGTTTGAATCAAAAGTAAACGAATTATTTAAACCTGAAATGGATTTCAACCAACGAAGGGAACAAACTAGAAATGTTGCCAATATTATTAAGTCTAGCGTTGCTGGGCTCAGGAGCATTGGTGGCTGAAAATCCTTATGATGTAGAAGGTGGACTAAGTCCTGGTAATATTGCTGGTTACGCAAAGAAAGCAGGATTTCCAGATGAAGTTATACCTGAAGCAGTCAGAATTGTTTTATTAGAATCTAAAGGACAGCCAGATAAATTACAAGATAAAGCAGATGACCCTGCTATTGGATTATTTCAAATAGATTTAAAACCACATTGGGATTTAAATGGAGAAGAAAATTTAATGAGAAAATGGTTTAAGCAAAGAGATGTAAAAACTCGTGAAGATGCTGTAGAATGGTTAAAAGACCCTTTGAATAATGCAGAGGCAGCTTTTCAGATATGGACTGATAGAAAACGAAGAGATGACAGTCCTACTGGTTGGGAGGCTTGGTCTGCTTATAATGGTGGTAACAAGCCAGAAAACAGAGAGCAAGAAGATTGGGATATGGCTACAAATGCTATGGAAGCATATATGCAATCCTTACAACCTAAAGATGAGGTAGAGATGGAAGAAGAAACAGTAGAAGAAGTTGTAGAAACAACAGAGGTGGAAGAACCTACTGTAGAGCCACAACCAATGCAACAAGAAAACTTTTTAAGACAAAGGCAACAAGAAGCATTTAGAGCTAAAGAAATAGAACAAAGACCTATGTCACCTAGAAAACAACAAATTAATGATATATTCGTTAAGTTATTTGCTAGTTTAGGGAGAATGTAATGGCACAAGTAGTAGTTTATGGACCTAATGGAGCTAGAACAACAGCTAATACAAGATTTACAGAAGCAGATAAAGCTGCTGGTTTTACTAAATCAGAATATGATAGACTGATTGCTGGTGAAATACCAGGTAGAGAAGGCTATGCAGGTGCAAGTAAATCAGAACCATTAACACCAGATTATCCTGGTGACTATGGAGGAGAAGATGCTTCTACTCCTATGAATGAGAGAGAAAGTGTTGTTGGTGTTGGTAATACTAGTTATGACCCTAAAGATTATACAAATGTAGGACCAGATGGAGAAGTTGTTATCACACAAGATGGTGTGCCTGTTGATGATGCTTATGTTAGAAAAATACCAGCAGGTGGTGAAATAGTTAAAGTTGCAGATAAATTTTATGTATTATATCAAGTTCCTAATTCAAATCTATCAATAAGTTATGAAGCTAGTGAAGCAGATATAAAAGGTTTATATCCTTTAGATTATGACAAACAACAATTTGATACTTTATCTGAAGCAGAATTTAATGGTTTAGGTTCTATAGATTTTGGTAATATAGCTGAACTTTATGACCCTAGATACATTACATCTGGGCTAACACCATGGGAAGGTTTTATTGATTACTTAGATAAAGAAGCAGAACTTAGACCTTGGTTAGCAGATGAAGAAATGGTATTTTTATTAGCAGAAGCAACTCTTGAAGGCAGGACTGTTACAGAAACAGAATGGAAAACAACTAATTGGTGGAGAACACATACACAAGATGAAAGAGATTGGTTATTACTATCACAAGGCAAATCTATAGAAGAGTTACCTGCAGATGCACAATCTAAAATAGTTGATGATAAGATTGCAATTAGAAATGCTATGATAGATGCAGGTATTTCAAATCCACCTGATAATTTGATTAATTGGATATCGACAAAATTTACAACAGGTGAATGGTCTACAACATATTCACAAGACCAAATATCATTACTTGCAGACCCATCAAAAGTAGGAACATTAGATACAGATTTACAAGATTTTATTACTGGAGATACTATTGAGTATGACACTACAAGAGCTGGTGAAGATAGAGTACAACAGCTATACAAGAGATATTTAGGTCCTGTGTTTGGTGATGTACAAGCTAACTTAGTAGCAGAAGAAGCAGGTAAATTAAGAAATGACCCTGATTATGAACAAGAATTAATTACAAAACTTACAGCACAAAAGAAAAGTTTATTTCCACAATATGCAGAAGATGTTACTTATGAAGAGTTTTCTGCACCATGGGAAAACTTTACAACTAATCAGTGGGGTCAGCAAGTAGATACTACAAGTGATTACTTCCAAGAAGTATTGAAACTAAATGATGCTACAAAAGCTAGTAAGTATCTTACACAAAAAGGTTTAGATATGGGCGTAGATAAAGTTGTTAATGAGGCTTTAGATGCTTTGAAGGTATTTGGGCAAGGAGTTAGAATACAGTAATGGCAGATTTTAGAGCAGAAGTACAAGCATTATACCCATTTCTACCAGAAGGTTTAGTAGATTTGTTTATAGAGAAGTACATAGATTTTGATAAAAATGTAAACCTAGCATTAGGTGCAGTAAGACAAGATGCAAGTTATACTAACTATTTTCCAGGTAATCAAAGAGCAGATGGTTCTGTAAGGTTATCAGAGGCAGAGTATGGCTCTGTTTTAGAATCATACAAAGATTCTCTAAGAACATTTGGTATAAACCCTGATGTATTTGCAGATAACTTTGGACAATTAGTAGAGGGTGATGTAAGTCCAACAGAGTTTAAATCAAGATTAAATACTGTATATAGTGGTATTGAACAAAATATTCCAGAAGTAAAAGAATATTATGCTACAAACTTTGGTATTGATTTATCTAATGAATCTATATTTGCTGCTGCTGTTGACCCAACAATTGGTGATGCAATACTATCAGGTCAAATTACACAAGCTCAAATAGGTGGTGAAGCAGAAGCTAGAGGATTTGAAATAACACAACCACAGATAGAAAGATTACAAAGATTTGGTGTTACACAACAACAAGCTAGAGAAACATTTAGGGCTGCTGAACAACAATTAGAGCAATTACAATCTTTAGAAGCTCAAAGAGGTATTTCAGAGGAAGAAAGAATAGGATTAGAAGAATTTACTGAAGCTGCTGTATTTGGTGAAACAGAAGATATACAAAGAATTAGAAGATTAAGAGAAGAACAAATATCAGAGTTTACACCTACTACAGGTGCTGCCAGGCGTGGTCGTAGAGTTACAGGAATCGTAGAAGAATAACACAATATATTGTGTATTAAATCCTTGACATACGAGATATAGTGGTATAATAAAATTATCGCATAGTGGTAGTCTGCGAATATAAATTGACTCTGCACTCTCCAGCTTATATCTGGCGTGTAAGCTGCGTATTAAATTCGCCTAGTATCTGAATAGCCCAGAAGTGGCTGACAATTCTAGTTATTCTTAATTTATTTATTTGTCGCCTATCACATCATTATCCCAAGGGTGATGTAGCTAGTAGTAAAACTTGGAGTAGGAGAAAAAATGGAAAACGAAGTAGAAAATACAGTAGAAGAAATGCAAGACAATAATGCTATCAAGCAAATGCGTGAACGCATTAAAGAACTTGAATCAGTTGAAAAGGAATATAAGTCTGTACAGATGGCTAACGCTATTAAAGATGCAGGGTTTGACCCAGACAATGGTGCAGGTAAAGCATTAAAAGACTTGTACAAGGGTGAGTTACAAGCAGATGCAATCAAAGAGTTTGCATCTCAATATGGTTGGGGTGATGCTCCAGCAGAACCAACCCAAGAAGAAT